GTGCGGGCTTTCATGCCGAAGGGGTGCTACCCCCGGGTAACATGCCGCCTGACCTGCGGTTATAACGTCGCGTTGGGCAGCTAGGCTCAGACCCATAACACAACGTTACATGTGTGCGTGTGAGAGAACAGGAGTGGCGCACGCGAGGGAGGCGCGACACGCCCGACTGCGTTACACGGGCTGACCTGCGGAAACGCACCCAATCTGGCCACTCGACTTGTGCAAGTGTGTGCCGACCCGTAGTGTTCTCGTTGTCAGGCCGGAACGGTTCACCGCTCCGGGACGTGACTCGCATCTAGCCCGGTCACTGGGCAGGCACGTGAGCAAGTGTGCTAGAGTGGCATCACGCCGCACCGAACCGAGCGCCTAGCGCTTGGGGGAGGGGATAGCGTTGCGAACGGCATGGAACCGTAGGGGACCGTGCTCAGTAGGGCGCACCAGCGGGGACTGGTTACAGACCTCCGGCGTATCGCTTGACTCACTTGGCTCCGGCCAAGTGTGCTAGAGTACGGCTCACCGGGTTCGCTCGGTGAGGGCAGGCACTGCCCAGTCGCTCCGGTTCGCCGGTCCGGCCAAGTGTGCTAGAGTAGGGCTCACCGGCTCCGGTCGGTGAGGATCGGGCCGCTGGCCCGCTCGGTTCGCTCCGGGTGGCCAAGTGTGCTAGAGTAGGACCAAGCGAACGGCCCAGCGGGTCGGGTTCGCACCACAACTTCAGAGCATGGAGTCGGCGGTCAAGTAGGTGGGCAGTACCCACTGAATCGGCGGTGACACCCAACGGTGAGCACGAGGGCATCCTCGCACCTAGTAGGTCGATCCCTTCCGTCCCCCGATCAACGTCGTGACTAGCGTCTCGGCTGGCACCTCCGGGTGGTCAGCACACTGATCTAGGCCGCTGTCTCGTCACCCTTGTGGATGTCCGCTCGGGAGGTGAGGGCTGAACTAGGTGAGGACTCTGGGTGTAGGCGGACTCACTCCGGTGAGTGACTGAGACAGTCGCTCCGAGTGAGAGTGACTGAGACAGTCGCTCCGAGTGAGTCCGCCGAAAGCGACAACAAACTTTAGGTGAGGGATTCGCTGCTAGGTCCGAGTGACAGTCGGACGGCAGGCGGGTGGCCGTTGGCCACCGCGCAAGTGCTAGGGATCAACTCCCGCCCTCACCACAACGGCTCCGCCGTGTCCGGCCACTGGCCACACGCTGGAGCCGCAACAACCACCGATCACTGGAGGCCACCATGGCTGCTACTGCCACGCGCCCCGAGCGGCTCGACATCTCCGAGTTCGCCTGGTCGCACCTCTACAAGCTGGCCGGGCACTTCGCCCATGGCCTGCTCACCCGCTCCGATCTGGAGACCGAGATCATGCTCGTCCTCCACGAGGACGGGATCGACCTCGCCGCTGCCGAGATCGAAGCTGCGCACCTCGCAGACATCCTGAAGTTCTGACCCGACCACTGGAGGAACGATGTCCAAGGCACACGCCTACCTGCAAGGCCCGACGCCCGGAGGGCCTCGGTTCCGCTCCAACTACGTCCAGAACGTGACGCAGGGCTCCAGCCGCTGGCGCTCGTCGGACGGCAAGACGCACCCGGTCGAGACGCGACGAGTCGCGCCGACCTTCAAGCCACTCGACCCCGCGACGCTCCGCCGCCGTGTGATGGCCGGGTACTGACGTGGCCACCTGCGCCACGATGTCGAAGCGAGGCGTCCGCAGGCTCCTGGTGAGCGCTGTCGTGATCTGCCTCGGGCCTGACCTGCTCAGCCTGCTGGGCTGAGTCATCAGTCTGGCCACGGTGGGCAAGTGTGCTACCGTGGTCACACCAACACACTGGGTATCGCCGATCCGAGAGGGGAGATATGAGGGGGGAGTACATGGAGGGTCGTCCACGAGGCGACTTGTTGGAACGGCACGAGACACCGAGCACCTGAGTGCTTGCGTGCGGCCCGGTTGGGGACCGGGCCTCGCGTTGGCAGGCAGAAGCCTGAACCACACCTAGACACTGGAGAACTGTCATGACCGCTGTGATGGAGAGAGTGACCGAGGACGCCACGGAGGCCGCCGAACCGGCCTTGGAGTGTGCGCACTGTCTGGAGACCGTCGAGGACGTGACCGGCGTCAAGTCGGGCGAGGATGTCTGCGAGGACTGCATCGCCGCGTACTTCTCGACGTGTGAGGACTGCGACGAGATCACCCCGGACGGGGACATGACCACGGTCGACCGTGGCTACCGGACGGTCTGCGACGACTGCCTCGACAGCTACCCCTCCTGCGACCGCTGCGACGAGCACGTCCCCGACTCCGACATCTACTCGGTGTACTGCGGGAACGAGCACGTCTGCTCCTCGTGCTTCGACTACTACAACTACTGCGACTCGTGCGACTACTACGTCCACAGCGACGACGAGGACCACTACCACGACACCGACTCGTCGTCGGACTGCTGCGACTCCCCGGCCATCCACTTCGTGATGCCGAACGGCACGCCGCAGGACGAGACCATCGAGGTCACCCTGCCGGACGGCCTCATCACGGCCAGCGGTATGGAGGCGATCCGTACCCTGATCTACCAGGAGATCCCCTACAACAGCGAGCAGTGGCTGCTCCGCGACAGGCTCATCAGCGCGTCGTGGAACGTCGGGATGGAGTATGTCTCCAAGGACGGCAAATACTCCAAGCGCATCGCCAAGTACCTCCACAAGACGTGGGGCGAGAAGGCTCCGGACGCGCTGCTGTCCAAGATCGGGCAGGCGGCACAGAAGTCCAGCGTGGGTGGCACCAAGCGGGTCGCTTTCACGCGCCAGCTGAACCTGCCAGCCGACGAGTTCTACCACGAGGGCTCCTGCTGGTGGACCGAGTACAGCCACTCGCGCTGCACCCTGAAGTCCAACGGTGGCCTCGGGATCCGCACGTTCGACGAGAACGGCTACGTCAGCGGTCGGGCATGGGCCTTCCCGCTCCGACTGGACGGCACCAAGCTGGTCCCCACGTTCGACACGACCAGCGCTGTCGCCTTCGTGGTGTTCAACGGCTACGGCGAACTGTCGGAGGCCGATCAGGGCCGGGTCCTCGCCGCCACGATGGAGGGCTGGGCCAGCAAGCGGGTGTCCTTCGACCCCGGGAACATGTACGTGAACAACGGAGGGTTCCTCGTCGGCCCCTCCGACATCCTGGAGGGCCGGGACTGGATGGAGTTCTCCACCGACCTGCACTCCGACCTGTGGGCCATGGAGTCCAGTGAGATTGAGGTTGCGGCATGAGTGTGCAAGTGTGTGGTCCCACCGCGTGGGACGTGTTCGACCGGAATGCGCTGGCCGGGACCCTGACAAGGGCGGAGCGCAACTTCGGCAGGCACTACGGCATGAAGACCGTCAAGGTCCCCGAGCGGGCCCCGGAGGACTTCTACCACTTCCTCGACCGCGGCTCCAACGTGCTGGCCGTGGCGCATCTGGACACGGTGGTGTCCCCGAGGCAGCGCAAGGCCCGCTTCATCGAGCGGGCGGACGGGCTGGTCGTCAACTCGGGTGCCCTCGATGACCGACTGGGTGCCTACGTGATCCTGGAGATGCTGCCCAAGCTGGGCATCGTCACCGACGTGCTGCTCACCGTGGGTGAGGAGTCGGGCCGGTCGACGGCCGCCCACTTCGAAGCGGAGCGCCAGTACGACCACGTAATCGAGTTCGACCGTGGCGGAACGGATGTCGTGCTCTACCAGTACGAGGACGACGCCACGATTCAGCGAGTCGAGGCGGCAGGCGCTGTCGTCGGGATCGGAGCGTTCTCGGACACGGCGTTCCTTGAGCACCTCGGCTGCAAGGCCATCAACTGGGGCGTGGGCTACCACGACTACCACTCGACGCGAGGCTACGCCTACCTCGATGACACGTTCGCCATGGTCGAACTGTACCGACGCTTCCACGCCCAGAACGAGGGCGTGCATCTGGAGCACATCCCCGGATCCCGAGCGGACGAGTGGGGCGACGACGCCGACGACGAGGCGCGCTGGGAGGCGCTCCAGCGTCAGTGGGAGGAGGAGTGGGAGCGCGAGTCCGACCACTACCGCGACTGGGACTACCGGAACGACGACCCGACGCCCGAGGACATCGAGCGAGCAATGACTGCATGGGAGACAACGTGAACGACCGCAAGCCCACGCTCGGTCCCATCCGCCGTCAGGGCGGCATCGCCGGCCAGGTGTCCTACACCGTCTGGGTCCAGTACCCCGACGAGCCCTCAGCCCCAGTCACCTTCGTCGGCAGCCTCTACGGCGGGCCGGTCGTCATGGTGACGCCCGCAGGGGTCCAGCACCCCGTGAGCGACCCCAGCCGCTTCGGCACCTTCGGACCCGAGTGGGTCCGCCAGTTCTTCCTCTCAGGCCACGGGGCCTGAGGGACAACCGACACACCACACAGGAGGACCATCACCATGGCCAAGCACAGCACCCACAAGTCCGGCCGCACGGGCAAGGCCCAGACGCTGGCACGCCGCGCCAAGCGCGCCGCCAAGTACGCCACGCGAGAGCTCGACCTCTCGATGCTCGACATCAGCCGCGGGGTGACCGCGTGAGCGCCAACCTGAAGGTCGTCGGCGCTGCCGCTGTCCTGCTAGCCGCGGCCCTGGTCCCGAGCCAGATCGCCAACGCCGGCAAGCCGGACCCTGCCCTGACCCTGGTCGACGCCGGGACGTGGACGCCCACGGCCACTCTCGACACGACGCAGGTCGAGGCCCCGGTGACGCCCGAGGTCGACCCGGCCGACGTGGAGTTCGGTCTGACGCTGGGGGAGGGCTGGGAGCCCTTCGACGGCGACATCTACGACGCCGAGGAGGCTCCGCACTCCGACTGCTGGATCAACGTCGGAGACACCTCCGTCATCGCCTGTGCGGACGGTTTCACCACCCTGTCCTGATGCTGAGTGCGAGGCCCGTGGCCAAGTGTGTCACGGGTCTGGCGCTGACCGTCAGGTCAACCACTCCACCCTGCCCGAGGAGGCACGCATGACCCGCACGATCTCCGCTGACTTCGTGGACCGCTCCACGCAGGAGCCGGACGTGATCTACGTCCGCAACGAGGGCGACGCAGCCTTCGTCACGCCGGACGGCATCGGCCGCTACTGGTTCGACTCCGAGGACGAGGCCGTCGAGGAGTACGGCGACGACCTGCCGATCGAGTACGTCGACCACATCTGCGACTGGGACGAGTGCGACCTGAACGACAACGACTTCTGCCGGGGAGGCATGGCATGACCGACTACAGCCAGTACAGCGAGCACACCATCCTGTTCGCCCTAACGGTGACGAGCAAGGCGCCCATGACCCGGGAGGACGCCGAAGGCTTCGCCGCCGCGCTGATGCCCCGACCGGGCACCGAGAGGTTCCTGCGACTCGGGCCGAGCCAGAAGGCCATGCTCGATTCCTGGTGGGTGCCCGAGGATGACCGCCACGACGGCTCCGACAACGACTCGGCCGTCTACGTCCACCCCGGCTTCCAGAAGGCCGCGTACGACCTGCTGCGCCGGCACGAGATGACCAACGACTGCAACGACCCGGCCCCGTGGTCGCCCGGTGGTTTCGAGGGTCCGGGCGACGGGCGCGGCCTCTACGTCACCGAGGTGCCGGACGACCACCCGGCCTACCTGGTCGCCATGAGCAACGTGCCGGACGGCACCCGGCTGCCCAACCGAGACGTGCCCTGCCGCTGGTGCGGCGAGTTCGTCATGGACGAGTACGCCTGCCCCAACTCCAAGGACATCTGCACCGACTGCTGTGGAGAGGACTGACATGAGGTTCACGATCACGACCCGCGTCAACATCGAGAACGCGCCCTACGACCCCGACGACACCGCGGCCGAACTGACCGACTCCATCTTCCACTGGATCGAGGACGGCGCCTACAACCGCACGGACCCGCACTTCGGCCACAACGCCGTGACGGTCGACTCGGTGAAGCACGCCGAGACCCAGCCGCAGGACGAGGCCCGCGACGCCCTCCGCAAGGTCTACGACGAGATCACGGCCAGCGAGCAGCGCCGGACCACCGCGCTGGTGGAGTCAGCTGCCGACGCCGAGGAGCGGGCGGACTACTACGACCACGACTCGCTCAGCGCCGACATGAACGCGGAGCGGGGTGAGGACCTCGACTGCCTCCGGGAGGCCGTGCGCGTCCTGCTCGGGGTGATCGCATGAGCGACCAGTTCCGAGTCACCTACCGCGTCGAGGGGGCTGACGCCGGCCCCACGGGGACCATCAGCCGCTGGGCGCCCAAGCACAACGAGGACGGCACGTTCACGACGAACGTGGACCTGTCCTACGCCCGCAAGCAGGGCACCTACGACGACACCGAGGCGACCCGACGCATCGTCGCCATCGCCCACACCGCTGGGCGCATCACCCACGAGCAGGTCGTGATCGTCGCGGCCACCCCCTTCTCCCGAGAGGACCACCATGTCTGACCTCACCGTGACCACGGCCCGCAACCTCGCGGCCGACCTGCCCGCCGACACCGCACAGGTGCTCATCCTCGGCCCGAACTACTGGGGCAAGGGCGACACCCTCGATGACGCCAAGCGCTCCTTCCGCTCTGCCGGGGGCAGCCTCACTCGCGGCTACCTCGTCTACGCCTTCCCGAAGGGGCTGACCAGCCTCTACGTGAACGGCATGGGCGGCGTCGCCTGGGAGTGGGAGGACGGCGCCGACCCCATCCAGCCACTGGCCAAGCTCGGGGTCCGAGGCCCCGGCGTGAACTTCTGAGAGGAGGCCACATGTCCAAGGACTTCAGCCTGCCTGCCGTGCCCTTCTCTGACGAGCACACCGTCAACGGTTTCGAGGTGATGGCCGTCCGAGAGACCGGGTACGGCATGATGCCGGCCGACGAGCACGACGCCGATGCGTGGGGCGTCTACGTGACCTACGACGACGAGCCCACCATGCATGTCGAGGACTACGACAGCCGGACCGCGGCCGAGCACGTCGCCGCAGTCCTGGCCGACAAGCACGGAGTGGACTCGCGCACCCTGCCGACCGAGGCGGTGGTCGCGTGACGACCGAGATGCACCCCGACTGGGATCGCCGGTTCGACGCCACGCCGGCCCGCCCGGAGGCCACGCCCATCCCCGAGCTGCCGTGGACCCTGTGGGCGTGGGAGCGGGCCGTCATGGGCAACAACGTCCGAGACCTCCAGCCGTGGACGGCCAGCGCCGTCGCCAAGGAGGCGCCGCCACCCCTGGCGATCTTCCACAGCGACCCCGGGGGCTGGCGCACGCTGGACGGCATCGCCAGCCCGTCAGCGCAGAGCAGCATCAAGCACTACGCCATGCAGCACGGCCACACCATCCCGCAGGAGGTCCTCGACGGCTGGGAGTTCCAGGCCGAGAGCCAGCGCCTGGTGGAGAAGGTGACCGACGAGGCCAAGCGCTTCGCTACGTCGATGGCCCCGGCCCTCCGCACGGAGGCCGAGCTCATGCGCTGGGTGGGCAACCGTCTGGGCGACCTCGCCCGGGAGCTGGAGGGCGGCAAGTGAGCGGGCTCGCCGTCAGGGAGGACCGCTTGGTCGTCGCCTCGGGCTACTTCGACATCGCCCTGCACCAGCCCGAGCGCATCATCGAGCAGGCCAAGCAGCAGCTGGCCGGCGTCGAGTTCGACACCTTCGTGGCCACGGGCCTGAGCGGCGTCAACGTCGCCGGCCTGTTGGCCCACGCACTCGGCAAGACGACCCTGCTGATCCGCAAGGACGACGACACCTCCAACCACTCCGGGGCGCGGGCTGCCGGCGTCCTCGGCAGGCGCTGGGTGTTCCTGGACGACTTCGTGTCGTCGGGTGCGACCCGCAGGCGCGTCAAGGCAGCCGTCGAGTCCCTCGTCAACGAGTACCGCGAGCGAGGGCGGGAGCCCTACAGCGGCTCGTGGATCTCCACCTCGATGCAGGGGCCCGGGGGCAGGAACGGCTACTACGCGGCGCCGGCCGACGACTTCACGCCCGAGTACCTCGGGGACTACAGCTACGCCCGCGGCGAGTACGGCAAGTGGTACCCGGGCGGCGAGGACGCCTGGTGACCACCCACTGACGAGAGAGGACCACCCCATTCATGAACGAGCCCACCTGGCCCTGGCGCATCGCGGCTGCCGCCATCCTTTCGCTGCTGACCGGCCTCGTTGCCGCAGGCGTCGGGATGCTCGGCTTCCATGCCCGCATCTGGGCCGAGGAGGGCAAGTGTGACCGCAACGTGACCTACCCCGTCGTCATCGAGCGGGGCGAGACCTCAGACCTCTACGGCGAGGGCGTCGCCCCCATCACCGTGGACCGCACGACGGTCTACTGCGTGGGCTATGACGGGCGAGCGTGACCGTATCGAGCATGGGCAAGTGTGAGGTACGATGGGCAAGTGTGATCGACCCGGGCCGAGCGGCCCGATGACAGAGAGGAGCCAAGCGTGAGCATCACCGCACTGGACGTGGCCAAGAAGGCCCTGGAGTTGGCCGAGGCCAGCCCGGACACCATCTACAAGACGGACAGCAGCGGCATCTGCCGCTACGTCCACCGCGACTCCGAGGGCCAGCCCATCCCCGGCGAGGGCTGCCTGTTCGGCCAGGCTCTCGCGGCCCTCGGAGTCGCCGTCCCCACCTCGTGTGAGGGCAGCAACATCAACGCCGTCATCCGCGAGCTCATCGACAGGGCCCACTTCTCCTGGGGCCGGCTCGGCCAGCACATGGCCACCGCCCAGTCCGAGCAGGACGCCCGTGAGCCGTGGAGCGTGTCCGCCCGCTACCTCCGCCTCGCCATCGCGTCGCAGGAGCAGGAGGTGGCCGCGTGAGCGACCTGACCAAGGTCCACCGGCCGCTGGAGGCGGACGAGCTCGACCGCTGGATCGCGGGGCTGGAGTCCGGCGAGCACGAGCAGGCCACGGGCCAGCTCCGCTCGGCTCACACCGACCTGGAGACCGGCAAGTATGGCTACTGCTGCCTCGGGCTGAAGTGCCAGATCGACGGCCTCGACCTCGACGCCACGGCCTCCACCTCGGAGGATGTGGACGGCTACCAGGCGCTCGACTACTTCTACGAGCACTCGGGCACCACCGTCTACCCGAGCGAGACGCCCGAGGCGCTGCACGGCCTGTCCCACAAGACCCGCGCGTCGCTCGCCATGGCCAACGACGACAAGCAGTTCCCCCACAGCTTCACGGACATCGCCGGCGTGCTGCGCCGCTTCCGCGACGACCTGCTCGCGGGGCGCAGCCTCGACTGGGACAGCGCCTCCAACCACTGGATGGTGAGGCCCGCATGAAGCTCTACATCGCCGGCCCCATGCGGGGCATCCGGGCCTTCAACTTCCCGGCCTTCTTCGACACGGAGATGACGCTCAACGGCTGGGGCTACGAGACGGTCAATCCGGCCCGCCGTGACGTGGACAACGGCTTCACCAACTACGACACGCTCACGGGCGACGAGGACCTGACCGAGCTCGGCTTCAACCTCCGCTCGGCCCTCGCGTGGGACCTCGACCAGATCGCCACGCGCTGCGACGGGATCGCCACGCTGCCCGGCTGGCACAAGAGCAAGGGCGCCAAGGCCGAGGTCAACACCGCCATCGCCCTCGGGCTGCCCGTCAAGTCGGTCTCCGAGTGGATCGCCATGGCGCGAGAGAAGGGCAGGGCCCCGTCGCCCAGCATGTTCCGCTCCATGGGCTCGACCATCGACGGCGACGAGGTGCTGGCGCTGACCAAGGTCCTCGACGCGGAGATCAAGGCGCTGGCGGAGATCACCGAGGTCCCGGTCACGCTCATCAGTCAGCCGGCGCCCAAGGGCGGCGAGGCCATCTCCTCGATCCAGACCTGCGAGGTCCGGCTCGTCTCCGAGACAGGCGGCGAGAAGGGCCAGAAGCCGGCGCAGCTGGGCACGGTCGACCCGCGAGCCCTGCTCGTCTTGGCCGAGGTGTCGGGCTTCGGGGCGCGGAAGTATGAGGCGTTCAACTACCTGAAGGGCTATGGGTGGGACCTCTCGTTCGACGCCCTCCAGCGCCACATCCTCGCCTTCTGGGACGGGGAGGACAACGACCCCGAGTCGGGCCTGCCACACCCGGCGCACGCCGCGTGGCACGCCCTCGCGCTGGTGTCCTTCATGGTCCGCGACCTTGGGACGGACACCCGCTTCAAGCAGGAGGCCGCGTGAGGCGCTACCGCAGCGTCGCGGAGATCACCGAGCGGGAGTTCCTCGCGGCGCTGACCACGACGCCGCAGAAGCAGGCCGCGATCTTCGTGGCCCTCGGGGGAGACCCCGCCGACCACAACTACGCCCGGCTCTCGTTCCTGACGGCGAGCCTGCGGCGCAAGGGAATCGACATTCGCAGCAGCCGGAAGCACGGTGTCTGGCTGCCTGCCGAGGGACAGGAGGACGCAGCGTGATGCCACAGGGAAGCGTGCGGGGGGCCGCACAGGCCGGCAGTGAGCAGGGCCGGGCCGTCCGCGAGGTCTTGGCGAGTACGCCGGGACGCGGCGGCGACAGCTACAGCAACCGCCAGGTCGCCTACATGCTCGGCCGGCAGATCGGCACCGCGGCCGACCGCATCGAGCGGGACCAGCGCCGCACCGAGCTGGAGTTCAACGCCTGGGTCCGCGACCAGGAGAGGAGTGCTGCCTGATGGATGAGGGCGCATCGGAGGCCGAGCTCCGCGACGACGAGGCCATCTGCCCGGTCACGGGCCTGACCTACTTCAAGGCTCTCCCGAGGAGCCCGCACTACTACATCACCGAGGGCCGGGTGGTCCTGACCTAGTGTGACCGTGTGCTAGTGTGAGATCAGCAAGTGTGACACCGAGAGAGAGGAACCACTTACACATGACCGACACCTTCCAGAACCCGCTGAGCCAGGCTCAGAACGTCCGTGCCGCAGCCTTGTCGATGGCCGCGAGCATGACCGAGGGCCGCAGCGTCAAGACGGACGACGTGCTCGACCTGGCGGACTACATCGTCGGCTCCGAGCCGTGCCCGCTGGCCGGCCTCATGGAGCCGATCACCTTCGACCTCGACCTCGGTGAGGTCAGCAAGGACGCGCTGGCTCTGTTCGTCGGCGCACTGCCCGCGCCGGCCCAGCCCGAGGTCATCACGGTGGAGGACGTGGAGGGGGTCAGCTCGCTGCCCCTCGGCACGGTGCTCTACTACCCCCACCTGCGCGACCGGCGCTACTTCAAGCTCGGCCACAACGACTGGCGCGTGCTCGACAGCAACCTGCTGAACTCCTTCCCCACGAGGGATCGGAACATGGCGCACGATGCGATGCGCAAGCTTCCGCAGGTCGAGTACATCCCCGGGGGCGCGTGACGGACGACGAACTGACGACCATCACCGCCTACTGAAGGGAGCACCACACCCATGACCTACATCATCATCGCCTCCATCCTCGCCATCGCGTTCATCGCGGCGCTCGTCACCGGGATCGTCGGCCCGGATGACCGCAAGGTCGGTGAGGGCTACATGGCTCGCACCGAGCCGGGCGTCCGCAAGCCCGCCCGCATCGTCGCCGCCGTCGTGGCCGGCATCCTCGTGATCTTCACGCTGGCCATGTCCTTCACCACGGTCGACGCCCGTGCGGTCGGCATCCAGACCGCCTTCGGCAAGTTCTCCGACACCCTCAGCTCCGGTGCCCAGCTCGTCGCGCCGTGGTCCTCGGTCGAGGAGTTCACCACTCGCCTCCAGACCGCCGACCTGGAGGGCGAGCAGGGGGTCCAGGTCACCTTCTCCGGTGGCGGCAGCGGCGTCGTGAACGCACAGTTCGCCTGGGCCATCAGCGCCGAGAAGGGCGACGCGGGGGCCAAGGCCCTCTGGGAGAAGTACCGCGACTTCGACACCGTGCAGCGGTTCGTGGACCGGGCCGGCCGTGACGCCGTGCTCAACGTGGCGAACGACTACACGCCGAACGACGCCCGCACCAAGCAGGCCGAGATCGCGGAGGCCGTCAAGGCCACGCTCGGTGGGGAGCTGTCGAAGTACGGCGTCGTCCTCGACCGCGTGAGCATCCTCTCGATGCCGCTCGACCCTCGGACCCAGGCCAGCCTCGACAAGATCGTGGCGGCTCAGAACGACGAGGAGACGGCCAAGTCCCAGAAGCGCCGCGCCGAGACGGATGTCGAGACCGCGAAGCTCCGTGAGTCGGCCGGTGCGCTCAGCCCCGCCGCGAACCAGCGCTACTGCCTGGAGATCGCCAACTCGTGGGATGTCACGAAGAACGGCCCGCTGCCCCAGACCTTCAACTGCGCCCTCAACGGCAGCAGCACGCCGGTCATCGTCGGGGGCAAGTGAGTAAGTGTGACATGAGCTCCACCAACCTCCACAAGGGCAGGACTGGCGACCTGACCACCGACGCGGTGGACGTGGCCTCGGCCATGTTCGTCAAGAACGCCCACTCGTACTTCCGGCTGATGGAGGTCGAGGACGAGAGGCAGGACTGGCTCCTGCACGTCCTCACCTACCTTCACACCTACGACCCCGCCAAGGGGACCATCTCCACCTGGGTCGGCGTCGCATGGCGCACCTGGTGGAGCCGGGCCACCGAGAGCCGCATGGAGCGGGTCGTGTACGAGCACAGGTTCGACAGCACCCCGGGCGCATTCGACGGCTCGGGGGAGCGGGAGGGGGTGTCCACTGCACAGGTGGTGGACGCCCTCCCCGGGGCCGCAGAGCCCGACCACGAGTCCACGCCCCTGGTGGACGAGCTGTTGGCCATGGTGCCTGAGCGGCAGCGCGAGGCGCTGTTCGACGTGCTGGCCCTAGGCGCCATCCCGTCAGCTGCGGCCGAGCGCCACGGCGTCTCCACGTCGTCGGTCCAGAAGTGGGCAGCGAGGGCCAAGGCCCTCTGGCGAGAGCGCTACGGCGTCGCCGTCGAGGCCCCCAAGCGGGCCAAGCGCACCGACACCCACTGCACCCAAGGCCACGAGTTCACGGCCGAGAACACGGGCTGGTCTGACGGCCGGCGCTACTGCATCCCCTGCCAATCACGAAGGCGACGCGAGCTCACCCTCGCCCGCCGAGCAGACATCGCCGCCATGCGTGCGGCCTGACGAGAGGAGTCACATGGGCAACATCCTGACCCACAACACCAACTTGGCCGAGGGCACGGTCCAGACCTACGCCGAGGACGCGAACGTCATCGTCCTCGACCTCAACAAGCCCGACTTCAAGCCGCTGGAGATGAGCCAGCTCCAGGCGCTCGGCCTCTCGCGCATCATCGAGGCCGCCATCCGCGACGCCCAGCAGGGCACGTACGTCCCGCCCGCCGCCCCGCAGGAGGCCGGCGCGTGATCGAGTTCAAGGACTGGGGCAAGACGCCCCGGCTCAACCGCGACATCATCGTCACCGAGAAGATCGACGGCACCAACGCCGCGGTCATCATCGAGCAGGTCGAGAGCTTCAACGACGGCGAGCACGTCGTCTGCACCCGGCAGGGCAACTTCGCGGTCGGCGCCCAGTCCCGCAACCGCCTCGTCACCCCGGGCAAGGCCACCGACCACTTCGGCTTCGCCGGCTGGGTCCGCGAGCACGCCGAGGCGCTCGTCCACATCCTCGGCGCCGGCCACCACTTCGGCGAATGGTGGGGGCAGGGCATCGCCCGCAAGTACGGCCTCGACCACAAGCGCTTCAGCCTGTTCAACGCCGACCGCGGGGCGCAGCTCATCGACCTCGGCCGGCAGGACGGCTGGGTCGCCCACGGGCTCGACACCGTGCCGATCCTCTACCGGGGTCGCTTCTCCCAGCAGGCCATCGACGGCGCCGTGGAGGAGCTCCGCTTCACCGGCTCCAAGGTCGCCGCTGAGGGCTGGGCCGGCAAGGCCGAGGGCGTCTGCGTGTTCCACACCGCGAGCCGCCAGGTCTACAAGGTCCTCCTGGAGAACGACGAGCTCCCCAAGTCCCTCCTGGAGGCCGCTGCGTGAGTCTCTCCATCGGAAAGCGTGACGTGGCAAGGATCGCAGCCGTGATCGACGCCGAGTACGACTCGCTGGACGAGGCGGCTTCGGCCGTCCTAGCCGCCGCCTTCGACCTCTACGAGCAGAAGGCCAAGTGGGTCGTGGCGGCGCAGGTCTACTGGGGGCCGGGCGGCTACCTCGACAAGGCCGACATCGTGGACAACCGCGTGGTCGTCGGCCCCTTCGGCACCGAGACGCAGGCCAAGAACGCCGCCATGGACCTCGCCTTCAGCAAGGTCACGGGCGAGGAGTGCAAGGCGTGGCTGGTGCCCTACCACCACGGCACGCCGGCCGCGTTCTTCAAGGACCGTGCCGACGCCCGCAAGAAGGTCGAGGCCAAGGCGGACACGAGCCACCGAGCGCAGCGAGAGGCCGCGCTGAAGCGCCGCACCGAGTTCTTCGCGGCCAACCCGGGGGTCCTGGAGCTCCCCGACGACATTGACGACGAACAGGGCGACTACTGCTACGGCTGCGGTCGCCCGCTGGAAGGAACGGAGGCAGCGTGAAGGACAACATGATCCGCCTGCTCGGCAGCGTCAAGCGCCGGTTGGCGCTGGTCGAGGACATCGACACCAACAGCTCGAAGGACTACCAGGGCGGGGATGCCCCCGTGCTGCCGATCAAGTACGACGTGACGGCAGCCGAGGCCAACCTCGTGACGAGCTACGCCGTGGCCTACACCGACCACCTGCACTACCCGGTCCTCGACCTCGACTTCGGCGTCCAGGTGGTGCCGTCATCGACGCCGGGCCAGCACCACCTCTACCTCGACCGTCTCGTGTCGTGGGACAAGTACAGCCGCCTCCTCGACGCCATGGCCGACGCCGGCCTCCTGGAGCGGGGTTACGTCGATGCCAGCAAGAAGCGCGGCCACACCGCCGTCCGCCTGCCGTGGGTCCGCAAGGGCCAGTGGAAGAAGGGAGCGTGACCATGAAGCGACTCAACGTCAAGCTGTTCAACTTCGCCTCGATCCTCGGGGACAACACCCGGGAGCAGGCCGAGGTCACCTCGACCATGCCGTTCATCTTCCCGCACCTCGCCCTCATGCCCGACGCCCACCTGGGCAAGGGTGCGACGGTCGGCTCGGTCATCCCGACGCTCGGCGCGATCATGCCGGCCGCGGTCGGCGTGGACATCGGCTGCGGGATGATGGCGCTGCGCACCGACATCACCCTGGGTGACGTGGAGTGGCTCGACCGCTCCAAGCTGCGCGAGGCCATCGAGCGCCACGTCCCGCTCTCGCCGGGCAAGTACAACGCCGAGCTCACCTACACCGCGGGCCAGCGGGTCAAGGTGCTGGAGGACGAGGCGTTCGACCTCGGCTTCAACCCGGCGTCGTATGCAGCGAACTGGGCTCTCCAGCTCGGCTCGCTGGGTGGCGGCAATCACTTCATCGAGGTGAGCGTCGACCAGGACGGTCACCTGTGGCTGTTCCTGCACTCGGGCAGTCGTGGCGTCGGCAACAAGATCGCCCAGCACCACATCAAGGTGGCGCAGGAGCAGTGCGCCAAGCGCTGGATCACTCTGCCCGACCGTGACCTCGCCTACCTCGTGGAGGGTGAGCCCGAGTTCGACGCCTACATCCGCGAGCTCCGCTGGGCGCAGGAGTTCGCCCTCCTCAACCGCGAGGAGATGATGGACCGGGTGCTCGACTGCTTCACGAAGTGGATCGAGCCCATCGGTCGCGGCTCGGTCGAGGTGACCCGCGAGGTCAACTGCCACCACAACTACACCGAGCAGGAGCGCCACTACGGCGAGAACGTGTGGCTGTCCCGCAAGGGCGCCATCTCGGCCAAGGCGGGGGAGTGGGGCCTGATCCCCGGCTCGATGGGCACCCGCTCGTACGTCGTCACCGGCAAGGGCAACCGCATCGGCCTCCACTCAGCTCCGCACGGCGCCGGCCGTGAGTACAGCCGCTCCGCCGCCCGCAAGGCGTTCACCCTGGACGACCTGAAGGCTGCCATGGGCGACATCGAGTTCCGGGCCATCGACGCCTTCGTGGACGAGATCCCCGCCGCCTACAAGGACATCGACGTGGTGATGGCCGACGCCGCCGACCTCGTGGAGGTCAAGTACGAGCTGCGCCAGATCGTCAACGTCAAGGGTCAGTGATGGCGGGCAACGTCTGGTTCACCTCGGACCTGCACCTCGGTCACGCCAAGGTGGCCAGCATCCGCGGCTTCGACTCGCCGGCCGAGCACGACGAGGCCCTGGCCGACATGTGGCGCTCGACCGTCCGCAAGGAGGACTCCGTGTGGGTCCTCGGGGATGTCACGGGCTCCACGGCCAAGGGTGTCGTGATGCGTGCCGTGAACTTCATGGCATGGCTGCCCGGGCTGAAGCACCTCGTCCTCGGCAACCACGACGCGGCGCACCCGATGTACCGGGACGCCCACAAGCGCAACGAGTACCACTACGGCTTCCACTCGGTCGCCATGGCGGCTCGCCGTCGCATTGCTGGGCGCAACGTGCTCCTCTCGCACTTCCCGTACGAGCGGGACCGCGAGGAGACGCGCCACGCCCAGTGGCGGCTGCGTGACGAGGGCCTGTGGCTGATCCATGGCCACACCCATGGCACGGAGCGCGTGACCATCACGCCGCCGATCCCCGGCACGGAGTTCATCTTCGCGCCCGCCCGCGAGGTCCACGTCGGGCTCGATGCCTGGGGCCAGAGGCTCGTCCACCTGGACGAGATCGCTCAGCTCATGGCATCGGCCGAGGGGGTGGCGGCATGAGGCGCCTGCCCGCAGCTGCGATCCCCGCCAGGGCCGAGGTCCGTGTCGTCCTGTTCGGGACCGGCCTCGCCTCGGCGCTGAAGGCCGCGATGGGTGACGCGGAGCCGGTGACGGTGACGATCACCAAGGTCCACAACGCCACTCCTCGCCCCGGCAAGATCACCTGGGACACCAAGGACCACGGGTCCATCGAGGTGAGCGGGGCGGAGCGCTTCTCGGTGGTGAGCCTGCCATGAAGAAGGAGCTGAAGAAGCTCGTCAAGTTGGCCGAGGAGCAGGGGTGGCAGGTCACCGTCACCGGAGGCAATCACCTCTGCTGGCGCAGCCCGGTCGGCCGCACCGTGTTCACCCCGACCACCCCCAGCGAGTACCGCGGCCTGAAGAACGCCAAGGCATGGCTGCGGCGCGAGGGGCTGGTTGTGTGAGCGCCATCACCATCAAGGTCACCATCATCGAAAGCGATGGCGAGGAGGTCCCCTACGAGGAGGGGATGCTCTAGCCCAGCCCCGACCACAAGCGGTCGGGCAGCGGCAAACAGATAGCCCCCCAGCCATAAGCGGCTGGGGGGCATTTCTGCGTTCTGGCTAGAAGTCGCCGCCGAACTCGTCGGGGCGCATTCGGAGCCTGTCGCGCACGTCCCTCGGGACTCGCAGGTCGAGCTCCACCTTGGGCGCCCGCACGCCGGGCACCTTCGTGCGCTTGACGAGGCACTCGACCCCAACCCGCAGGAGGTCGCTGCCCATGGCGTCCGCGCCACCCTCCTCCCAGTGCTCGCGGAACGTCTTGCCGGCCGCGACGTAGACCCAGCGGTCCTGAGTGCTCTCCGGGTCGATGGCCTCCAGCTCAGCGATGAGCTTGTCCATCGTGGCCTCGGCTTGCTGCTGGGTGAACCGCGTCTTGGTGTAGCGACCCCCCGGCTCCAGCTCCTTCATGTAGTAGGCGATGGACTGCTCCAGGCGCTCCGCCTCCTTCCGAGCCTCCTCGCCGCGGGCGTACTCCCGCACCTCCACCGGCATGTCGCCCATCAGGGCGAGCACCTGCTCCACGAGGGCGTCGTAGACCCCCTGGGGGTGGGGCGCTCCGAGCCCGCCGCTCTTGCACTGCTGGCAGCGCATGTAGGCGTACGTGCCCTCCTTCTTGTTGCTCACCTGGACCGTCATGTTGGACTCGCAGTCCGCGCACTTCAGGACGCCGCGGAACTTGGTCGCACCGCCCGGGTTGCGCTCGGGCTGGTTGATCCCTCGGGCGTCGAGGACGGCCTGGAGTGAGTCGAACTCCTCCTGGGTGAAGATCGGGCTACCGACCCGGATCGGCTGGCCGCCGTGGCCGAGCAGAATCTTGGAGCGGCGCAGCCCGCCCTTCTTGTCCTCCTCCACCCGGTAGCCCATGAGGGCCGGGTTCCTCAGCCGGCGCAGGAGGGTGCTCGGCGTCAGGCTGTCGGTCGCCAGCCCCCGCGCCTTCAGCTCCCGTGCGACGGCCCTCGCCGCCATCCCGCCGACGATCAGCTCACGCGCCGCGACGAGCGCCTCCTGGGCGTGGGGGTCGATCCGCAGGACCGCCTTGCCGGCCTCGTCTCGTCCCGTCACGTAGCCGTAGGCGGGCCGGCCCACGAGCCACTGCTCCTGCGTCTTGGTGTAGTCCCACAGCGAGGTGACTCGGGTCTTGGTGTTCGCCGCCTCGATCTCGGCCACGCCGCCGAGGAGCGAGACCATCATCTTGCCCAGCGTCGTCGTGAGGTCGATGGGGTCGTTCTTGGACACCAGGTTCTTGTCGTACTTCTCCGACCACCGGATCATCGTGTTCAGGTCGTTCAGGTTCCTGATGAAGCGGTCGATCTTCCAGAACAGGAGCGCGTCGAACTCGGGCAGGCGGTTGTTGATCCACTCCCCGAGGGACTTGCGCTTCCATGGCGGCACCTTGGTTGCCGACACGTTGAGGTCGCTGGCAACGCCGACGACCAGGTAGCCCTTCTCGCGGGCGAGCATCCGCAGGTCTAGCTCCTGCCGCACCGGGGATGTGGTGTCATCGGTGAACACGGACAGGCGGACAGAGAGGAGGGCGCGAGGCGCGTCGGCAGGGAGCAGCGCCTCAGCCTGCTCCAGGTCGCGCAGCAGCGCGAGGTCGGCGGGGGTCCACTCGGCGTCGATGTCGTAGGCGTCTCGCCCCGCAGCGGGGCCACGTCGCTGGCTCATGGGCGCAGCCTAGTCTGATTCTCGGGCCATTTCCATCTGCCCGCAGATGGGCACAACCATAGAACTGGCTCCGCCTGGCGGGAAGATGCTCCCGCTCACGGTGAAAAAGCCCTCTGACCTGCTGGAACGTCGATGAACCGGGCGACGGTCGAGCGCTTGGCCGAGCTGCTGATGGACCTGCCCGAGGGGGAGAGGGAGGCGCTGCTGGCCTCTCTCGCAGTCCAGCGCCGGCCCGCCCAGCCTGCGCCTCGCGGCCCCGCTCCCGCACTGCCACCGGCCCGCACGGAGGCCGTGGTGACCTGTCAGGTCGAGTGGGTGTAGCCCGGAACGCAGAGAAGCCCCCCGCCAGAAGGCAGGGGGCTTTCTCGTTGTCGAGCTCAGTGGGTGCCGAAGCCGACACGTCGTGTCGCCATCTCCAGCTCGCGGCCGATGTCCGCCGCACTCACCTCGATGTGAACGCCAGACATGTCCGGCTGGATGGTCACCTCGGGCTCGGGCTCGGGCTCGCTGTCCCGAGTGATCTCGATGCTGAAGCTGATCCTCATGTCGTCCTCACTCGCAGTCCACGTAGGTCTCGCTCTCGATCTCTCCGATGACCCGCATCCGGGCCAGGTACTCCTCGATGTCAGTGATGCGCTCCAGGCTTCCGACGTACCAGGAGCAGTTGGTCCGCAGGACGGTCAGGCCGCGCCGGCCCTCCAGCACCCGGACGCTCTCGACGTAGCGCCACTCGCCGGCCTTCAGCTTCCGCTTGCGGGCGATGGCCTGGGCCTCGCGGTGGCAGGAGGCGATGATGAGCGTCACGCCGCCTCCTCCTCGTCCTCGATCTCGTTGCCGTTGAGGTGGGCGACGAGGACTCCGACGCCCCGCTCGCAGCGCTGCTGCACGGCCTGCTTGCTGACCCCGAGGAGCCGGCCCGCGTCGTCGTAGGGCTCGTCCATCCCGAAGCGCAGGAGGAGCGCCTGGCGCTGCCCGACCGTGAGGTCGGCCTGCCGGTAGGCCCGGCGGACATCAGCGATGGCGACGACAGTGCCGCCACCCTTGCTGTGGTCCACCGAGCCCTTGGGCATGTCCGGGTCCGGGGCGCTGTCGTCCCGGAATCCCTCGGTGAGGTAGGCGTCATCCCAGACAGCCGGCAGGGTCCTTTCGACCGTGCGCCGGTCGTAGGTCAGACTTCCCAACCTCGCTCCTCCTCCAGTCGCTCGCGGCTGACGGTCAGCGCACGCTTGTTGCTGTCGGCCACCGCGGGCTTGCGGAGGGCATTGCTGTAGATGTCCTGCCCGAGCTGGCGCCAGTCGTCCGTGGCAACCGCCTTGGCGTAGAAGTCCGGGCGGACGGCCAGCCACAGGAGCGCGTCCTGCACCGCGTCGGTGTACTCGACGGCTTCGAACTCACGGGCCGCCCGGCGAGCCGCCGACTCGACGCAGTGGACGGCGCGACGGTCCTCGTGGAAGGTCCAGTCGGCCTCGGTGGCTTCGTCCACCTTGCGCCGGCCCATCAGCCGGCCCTCCGCAGGTCCACGCCCGCCTCGCGGCGACCGCCCTGGAACCATGCACCGCAGCCCTGGCACTGGAAGCGCTGGTAGCGCGACACCTTGGTGTAGTTGTAGCCACGGCGCTGGAAGCGGGTCGAACCGCAGGCGCACTTGTCAGGGTCGCCATCCTCGCCCCACAGGACGAAGTTCGGGAGGACCCTGATCCACGGCTTCATCTTGGAGAACACGCGGTCGGTGACCCGGATGTCCCCGAGCTGGTAGGACTTCATCTTCTTCCACGCCTTGGCCTTGGTGGCCTCGTCGCCGTCGATGGCATCCGACCAAAGGGTGAAGCCCTGGTGGGCGACCTTGCCCTTCAGGCCATAGTGCTTCTGGGCCACGTAGTCGAGCTTGTAGCTGGGCAAGCGGAACTGCCGCTTGGCCACCTTCATCAGGTCGATGTCGCGGGCCGGGGCTGCCGGGCCGAGGCCGAGCTTGTCGAACTCGCCGTCGATCCACGGCCGGTCGAACCGGGCGCTGTTCCAGCCGACGATGAAGTCCGCCTCGTTGATGAGCTCGTGGAGCGCGAGGAGCATGTCCTCCCGGCCGTCGTGGTACTCACTGGCGAAGTGGATGTCCTTGTGGCCGTGCCACTTGGCACCCCAGCAGAGCATCCGCGGGTCGCGGACGATCTGGTTGAGGCCGACGTTCTGCTGCCAGATGCCCCAGGTGTAAGCGAGGATCGGAGCGGTCTCCACGTCGAGCACGAGAATGTTGGGTCCGCTCACGCGGTGACCTCCTTGGTCTGGGTGATGACGATGCCGGGGTTGCCCTCGCGCACCGGATGGCCGAGGAAGGTCTCCCCGGGCTTGGCGTCAGGGAGCTGCACGGCCCGGATGCCCTTGTTGTGGTAGGCGTTCAGCAGGTCGCGGACGATGAGCTCTGCCTCGCCGCGCATCACGCGGCTGCCGCTGCTGGTGCCGGCTCGCCCGAGCCGTTGCGGTCCAGCGCCTCGACGGCACAGACGGCGACAGCGGCGACCTGGAGCAGTTCCTCGCGGCGCAGCCCGGGGCTCTCCTCACCGAGGGCCTCGTAGACCTCCTCCAGGAGGATCGAGTCGAAGCCGAGGGTGCCGGCCTTCACGCGGGCGTCGTTGAAGCGCTTCCACTGGTCGGCCAGCTCGGCGTAGTGGGCGATGCCCTTGGCCGGGGCGTTGCCGCCCTGCTGCGGGTGGTTCTGCTCGCCCCAGCGCTTGTCCTGCGCCTGGCGCTCGGCCTCGACCTCCAGCAAGACGGCCTGGGTCGGGGTGATCTCCTTGGGCTTGTTGGGGCCGCGTCGTCGCTTGGCCTCGCCCTCGTTGACCTCGGTCACCTTCTGGACCACGTTCTCGTCAGTCATGCGTTCTCCTCTCGTCGTGTCACACTTGCCCACGCACCAACAGGGGCGAAGCGGGCGTTGAAGATGTCCCGGGGGAGGGCCTCGATGGTCCCGTCCGGGTGGCGAACCACCATGTGGTCGTTGCCTCGCTCGTCGCGGCCCTCGTACGCCTCCACAGTCCGGGGGCGGGAGTGGTAGAGCATCCAGGGGCCGCGGGTCGCCTTCATCGCGGCGGCTCCCGGTCGATCAGGGCGTAGATGGCCTCGATGCCACCCGCCGTGTAGGTGTCGGTCACGTCGCCCTGCGTCAGCCGCACGGACTTGGCGCGCTTCATGCGCTTCGTGAGCTTGGCGTTGAACTCCAGGCCGGCGTCGTCCGGGTCGCCCCAGATGTAGATGCGGCTGAAGCCGGCCAGCATCTTCTGGTGGCGCCACTGGAAGTTGTTGGCTCCCGCGATGGCGACGGCCGGCAGGCCGACCTTGTTGAGGATGAGCGAGTCGAGCTCGCCCTCGCAGACGTGGATCTCCTCGTTGGCGCCGAACAGGGCCGGGATGCCGTACATCCGGGTCGGCTCGTCCTTCATCGAGTTGTACTTGCCGTGGAAGTACGAGCGGTGCTCGTGCTGCTCCAGACAACGGAAGCGGAGTGCGAGCGGCTTGCCCTCGCGGTCGAGGTAGGGGATGGCGAGCATCCCTCGGTAGTGCTGGTGCCCGGGGAACGGGTCAGCCACGACGCCAAGACGGCTGGTAGCCACCTCCTGCTGGCCGAGACCCCTTCCGACGAGGTACCTCGCGGCGTCGACCGTAAGCGCTGCCTCGTACGACGACACCGCCGCCTCCAGCTCCTCCATCTGCGAGGCCGTGAGAGGCTGCAAAGTCCTTGGCTCCTCCAAAGTCCACTCCTTCCATCTTCTGGATCAGCGTGTAGGCGTCGCCGCCCTCGCCACATGAGTGGCACTTCCACACGCCCTTGTCGTAGTTCACTGAGCACGAGGGGGTCCGGTCCCCATGAAGCGGGCACGCGATCATGCGGGCGCGCCCCGAGACCCCGTAGTGCTCCAGGACTGCTTGCAGGTCCGGCTTCCCCTCGTCGCTCACCGCAGGAAGCCCTCCTCGCGGAGCATCGCCAGGTCGCCCGGGATCAGCTCCAGCACGTTGTCGACGCCCTCGACGTTGCGAATGGTCTCGACCATGACGCCGCCGATGCCCGAGTCGTAGAGCCCGTCGAGCAGGCCGATGACCTCCCTCACGACGCCTCGCCCTTCACGAGCCGCAGGTACTCCCGCGTCGTCGTCAGTGCGAAGCTGTCGAGGAAGCCCTTGCCCCGGCGCTTGACGAACACCACAGGGTGGACGTTCGCCGGGTCGAGGCCCCGGAGCTCCGCGAAGTGAGCCGCCTCGATGAGCGCCTCCTCCACAAACGGCCCCGGCTCCAGCTTGGCGTTCTTGGCCTCGATGACGACGAACTTGCCGCCGCCCGGCCGCATCACCAGGTCGCCCTGATCCTTCGTGCCGGTGTCCCGAGTGCGGTCGGTGTCGATGCCAGAGGCACGGCCACCGTCCTCGATCTCCTTCTCCCAGCGCTTGCCGGCGCCGCGGTTGCGGGCGTTGCGCTTGGCGACCTCGCTCATGCGCCACCACCGGCCTGCACGCGGTCGGCTGCGTCGAGCAGGGCCAGACCCACCTCGCGGGCCATGGCCGGCGACAGGTCGGCGTAGGAGCCGAACACGTTGAGGGACACGGAGTCCCACTGGTCGGTAACGAACAGCGTGCCGCCGACCTTGATCGCCTTCCTGACGGGCAGGTCGGGCACGGTCGTCTCGGAAGTCGCGTCGCTCATCGACGGGCCTCCCTGATCTTCCGCTCGGCGCGCTTCAGCGCCTTGCGCAACGCCTTGGACTCGTCGGGGTAGAGCTCCAGCACCGGGCTGTCACCGACCTCCACGTCGATGGTGAGGCCGTAGGCGGCGACGCTCGCGTCGTAGCCCTCGACCTTGACCTTCTCCCTACTCACAGGGACTCCTCTCAGATGGTGCCCAGCGGCTCGCCCCACTGGGCGAACTGGGTCTTATCGGGGATCGCCCGGATGCGGGCGTAGCTCTGCGCTGTCGGGTCGCAGGGACCCATGCGCTGCTTGATGCAGGCGACTCGGTACTCGTGGCTCTGCGGGTTGAGGGCGACGGAGAGCGAGAGCTCTGGCTTCTCGCTGAGCCCGCCCTTCACCTGGTCACGGCTCGGCGGCGACCACGGGTCGGACTTGGCCTCCCACGACTTGTCGCTCGCATGGTGGAGGACGATCACCGTGGCCCCCGTGGCTCGCGCCAGGTCGGTCAGGGAGTTCATCACTTCCATCTGCTCGGTGTAGTCCGAGGCCGCGTCCTCGATGTCCATGAGGTTGTCGAACACCATGACCTCGGGGTAGCGGTTGTGGAGCTCGATGTACGCCTCGATGTCGGCGTCCACGCTGGCCCACGCGATCTTCCCGAAGGCGAACTGGATGTTCACCATGTCGGCCTGGCGGATGATCTCCTCGGCCGCGTCACCGTGGTCCGCGAGCAGGCGCTCGACCACCTCGGTGCTCATCCCCATCTGCATGGAGGCGATGCGCGACGACGCCGTGAAGGCGCTCATGTCACCCGAGAAGTAGAGCGTGGGCAGGCCCATCTGGGCCGTCCACCACAGGGCGAAGCCGGACTTCTGGGTGCCGGACCTGCCGGCCACCATGATGACCTCGCCGTGTCGGGGCTTCACCCCGATGTTGTAGAGAGCCGCCAGCGCCGGGACCCGAGGCAGCTCACGCCCCGAGTCTGCATTGAGCTTCAGGGCTCGTCCTGGACTGAGCACTCAGCCTCCTTCCGATCTACCGGGGGAGCGGGCACACACTTACACACCCGCTCCCCTTGAATGGCTGGCCCGATCAGAAGTCGGGGGCGTCGTCCATCTCGGCGGCGACCTTCTCCTGGAGGGCCTTGGCGTACTCCACGACCTTGCCCTTGGTCAGGGGGTCGACCGTGCGGAAGACGGCCACGTCCTTGCCGACGTTCTTGAAGTGGGTCATCTCCAGCTTGACGACGGTGGCCTGACCAACGATGTCCGCGAGGTCACGGACGAGCGGGGCCTGGTTGATGATCGCGCCCTGGAGCACCTCGGGCGTGCCGGCGTCGAGCGAGGCCGCGTCCTTGAAGATGTGGATGTCGCCGTGGATGGCGTCCTTCGGGCCGAACTTGCCGGGGCGCTGGGGCTCCAGGCGCTTCACGTCGACCAGGATGGCCACGGCGTCGAGGTTGTCGGCCGTCTTGAAGAACGAGCCGGCTCCGGTGGCGATGTCAGCGAACTGCATGTGGTGTGTCTCCTCTGTTCAGTTGTGTGGGGGTCGTGCTGGTGTTGCTGGGTGGTGCTACGTCAGGCGGCTGCGGCCTTCAGGGCCTTGCCCCGGGCGCTGTACGCATCCGCGACTGCCTTGTCCTCGAAGGCCGGCTTGTTCGTGACCCAGAGGCGCTTCAGCTCCTCGATGGACGCGGCCTCGTTGAGGAGTCCGATCAGGCCGGCGTGCGGGTTGGACGGTTCGCCGCCCCCGTTGCTGCCGCCGTTCACCTGATCCCAGACGTTGCCGCCCGGTGCGCCCTTGGCGTCCGCGTCACCCTTCGGGTTGCCCCAGTCGTTCTCCTGCGAGATCGGGGTCGCGCCGAGGTTGATCGCCAGCGCCCCGGCCTGTCGGATGCTCTGGTTGGCCAGCAGCGTGATCTCGTGCATGGTCATGCCGGCGATCTGGTTCTGGTCGTAGCCGAAGTAGGCGACCACCTGATCCTTGATCTGGCCGACGCTGCCCTTGAACACGATCCACGGGGCGCCCTCGTAGCGCTTGGCCTCGGGGTACTTCAGCGTCAGGCTGGTGGTCAGTTCGTCGCTCACGCGGTGGCCCTCTCGTCGTTGATGTCGGCCTCGTCGCTCAGTGCCGCTGCCGCCCGCTTCAGGGCCGCCCTCTCGCGGCCGAGCTCGTACAGCCGGTCCTTGCTGCGCTGGATGATCCGCTGGTGGCTGGCGATGTCGTCCATCTCCTTGCGGATCAGGAAGTCCACCACGTCGAACCGCCCCTGGAGCACGCCCAGCGGCGTGGCGATCTCAGGCTGGCCGGGCCAGGGGATCAGCTTGGCCTTGGCGTCGGCCTTGGTCTCGGTCGGAGCCACCGGCTCCTCGACCAACGTGCTGTCCTGCTCGGGGTGATCCTCGGTTGCAGTGCTCATGCTCACTCCTCTCTCTCGGGGAGGGGCCAGGTTTCCCTGCCCTCCAAGACTCACACTAACACACCTCACACTTGAACACAAACCGAAGCGGTCGAGGTCGCTAGACGGTGATCTCGGAGTGGCCGGTCACCCGGCCCCTTCACATCTCACTCTACCTCATGTCACACTTGAACACAAATCAAGCGGCTGAGGACATGTCGACGCTCACGAGAGGCTCCTGCTGGAACTTCCGAGAGCGCCACTTGCGGACCTGCTGCGCCAGCACCAGGCCGTCGTAGCACCCACGGATGTCCACGGGCACCACGGTGCAGGCTCCCTGCCCTGCCGGCAGGTGGATGATGAGGGCCTCATCGAGGTCCACGTCGAGGACCGTGCCGTCCTCCATCGTCCACTGGATGGGGGAGCGGTCCCCCGTCTCGGCGTCGTACGCCTGGCTGTTGGCGTAGCCGCCCAGCTGCATCCCGATCTTGCTCAGGCCGTAGTCGATGCGGCCGGTCTTGATATCCATGATCTTCAGGACCCAGCGCTGACGCGCCTCGTCCCAGTGCAGCCCGAGGATGTCGAACGTGCCGGCCGCGCCGAACGTGTCGTTGACGACGAACGTCTCGGCTGCGACCACCACGATCTTGGCCAGCGCCACCGCTTCCTTGTAGGCCGCGATGTCAGCCTCGTGCTCCGGGGGGATGAAGCCCGGGTCCTGGCCGAGGTTGATGCGCTCGATGATGTCGTGCAGCGCCGTGCCGGTGAGGGCCTTCAGGTCAGAGCCCGCCGCCTCCTCCGCCCGCTGCACCAACGCATTGGCCTGCGAGCGATCGGTCGAGTGCGGCTCCTGGAGAGCGGAGAACGCTTCCAGCAAAGAGGGACTCCGCGAGAGCCCGAGCACAACGTTGCGCTGCTTCCACTGCGTGAGGTTTGACTTGTCCTCCAGGCAGTCGATGAAGGTCGTCATTCGGCTGTACGCCTTCAGCTTGCGGCCGGCGCCCTTGCACTTCGGGCACTGGTTCAGTCGCCCCTCGACCTTCTGACTTGGCACCTTGCCAGTCGTTTCGCAGTGATCGCAAGGAACGATCACCTTCGGACGGCCGTTCCCGTCCCGCTCGACTGGCCCTGTTGAGCTGCTCTCGCTCGACTTGTGCTTCCGACCATGCGGACTGATGTCTACGATCTCCAAGCGCCTTGCCCTCCTTATTCTGTTGTGTCACCACCCCCGGAGGGACGGACGACTTCTTCTTGCCTGCGACGGTCCCCGCCGCGATCACGTTGCCGTTCTGACTGGTGTCCAGCAGGTCAACCGAGCCTGCTCGACCGGCCACGAAGAACGCGAACGCCACCGCCATCAGGCCGGCCACGATGGCCCTGCGCAGCCAGATGCGGATGCGCCCCTCGTCCAGCACTTCCTTCGGCTCCTCCCACGAGTCGAGGAGCTCGTAGCCCTCGGCTTCCAGCCGGTCCAGGAGCTCCGCGAGCACGCGGGAGTTGTAGCCCGGTGCGCACGTCACATGGAATGCGTGCCGGGACTCATCGAGGACCACCGTGATCCCCTGTCGTACTTCGTTCATGGTGCTGTGAGTCGCTCTCATGTGGAGAGAGTGGGTCCGTTGCTCCCACTACTCGTTCTACCAGAAGGGACGTGCGATGTGCAAGTGTGAGTTGCCGCTGGGGCGAGCTATCTGTCGGGCTCGTCACGCCGGGTTTGACCATATCACGTAGATTTCAACTAGCGTGACAGGGTGTGTGCTACCCCGGAGTAAGCGGACATTTCAGGCAGGCGGGAGGTCACACCAGCCCACTCGGTACGCCAAAAGGCGAGCCGCTAGTCCGCAGCTCGCCTCTTGGTCGTTTTCCTGTCCGGCACCCGGATCAGGTCCCGGTCTATCCCCTTACGCCTCGGCACGTAGAAGAAGCCGTCCTCGGTGTCCGGGTCGTAGTGGACGACCACCCCGTCCGCATCGAGGTTGGCCTTCCAGGCCACCAGCTTCTCCGGGATACCCTCTGCCGACTCCATGCCCGAACGCTGTCGCGCCTCGTGACGAAGCATGGCTAGCGGGTAGCGCCAGCGGTGCTCCCGCTTGACCTCCCAAGGGATCAGGTCGTCGTTGCGGGCTATGCGCCGGTCAAGGCCGTGCCGGCGCCTGAAGTTCGACCACAGGCTCGGTGTCGTCTCGATGTTGTACTTGCGGAGGTACTCCTCGCTCATCCAGGCGTAGGTCTTGCCCTCCTCGATCCAGCGCTTGACCTCGGTCTCATCTTGGATCTTCTTGCCAGGCATCGTCACCTCCTTCGTCAATGGTGCAAACCGTACTGGTTGTCTGTACCCAAGTATGCACACTTGCACACAGTTCCGCAAGTGAGATAGTGTGAGTGGTTACGGGGAGAGAAGCAAGTGGAAGGAGGACCGGAGATGGCAAGCGTGACAGTCCTGGTGTGCGATCACTGCGGCACCATGGAGGACGTGCTCGACTACGACATCCTGTGGGATGGCGACGGCAAGGCCCACCTCGATCTATGCGCGGAGGGCCGCAAGCCCCTGGAGAAGCTCCTGGCTCTGCGGGACAAGGAGGCGCCGCCACCCGCGGCTACGCCGGCGCCCGCACGCAAGCGTACGGCCCGCAGGCCCGCAGCTCGCACCGGCCTGACCAAGGTCACGACGATTGACGAGATCGAGCGCTCCAAGGGCTGACGCCCGGGAACGACGAAAGGCCCCCGCTCAGCCGTGTTGGCTGGCGGGGGCTTCGTCTTGCGCTCAGTGGCGCGGCATGTACTCCTGCTCGATGTTGAGCTCGTACTCGGCCTCCAGCGCCTCCTGCTTGGCGGTGGCAGTGGCCGGCGAGTCGACGGCAGAGCGGGCCTTCTCGACCGCAGGGACGCCGAGGACGGCGGCACCCATGGCGAGGTAGGCGGCCATCTCGTCGCCGCCGATGACGCCCTTCAGGACGAGGAAGGCGAGCACCGGCACGAGGACCGAGTAGAGGTAGAGCCGAACCGGCTCGGTCTCCTTGACGTGCTTCAGAACGGTCATATTCAGGTCCTTACTTCATGAGGATGTTGATGGCGGTGGACGCGGCGCCGATGGCAGCGACACCGGAGGTGACGGCGATCCAGAGCTGGGCCGGGGCGACGGTCTTGCGCTCCTCGACAGCGCGGAGGCGATGCTTGGCGTCCTCGGGCTGGACCGACTCCAGGGAGCGGAGACGGTTCTCGTGGTCCTTCAGGTCCTCGGCGTGGCTGTCCAGCCGCTGGGTCTGCTGGGCCACTACGAGGTCGACCTTGCCCTCCAGGCGGATGGCCCATGCGGGCATGTCCTGATCGGTGACCACCGAGACGTTCATGGTCTCGGGAGCCATGTCACCCGGCCTGCTTCATCTCGGCCACGAGCTTGATGTCGAGGTTGTCGAGCGCGGCCTTGACCTGACGCTCCACGATGGAGGCGATGGCCTCGCCGTTCTGGCCCTGCGCGTTGGCCAGGGCCTTCACCGCGGCGAGCGTTGCGGTCGAGGTCGCCATGGCCTTGACGGCAGTGGCCTGGAGGTCGGAGGCTCGCCAGTTCGCCATGACCACGTAGGACTTGGCGGCGTAGGTCTGGGCCGGCGTGGAGTCCTTGGGGTTGGGGTCGTGGTTGAGGAGCGGGGCGCTCCAGACCGCGTTCCCGACCTCCTCCTTGATGACCTTCCGCAGGTCCTCGATGCTGGCCATGATGTCCTCCTGGGGGGTAGTGAGAGTCTTGATCTGGGCCTCTGCCCAAGCGATGCCCTGCGACCACGTACGCCAGGTCGAGGGCTGGGGGTGGATGTCCTTCTTGCCGTAGCCCCACATGCCGGCGTAGGTGCCGGACGTGGCCTTGCCGAGGCCGTCGTAGCCGCGCTTGCACGCGGTGACCTGGTAGTCGCCGGGGCTGTTGTGCGGGCAGCCGACGAGGATCAGGTGGGCGTGCTCGTTGCCCTTCCAGTCGGGCCCGTCGCGCCGCCAGGCGGCTGCGCCCATCTCGCGGTAGAGCGCGATCCAGGCGTTGCTGTTCTGCTTCAGGTCGGCAGCGCCGCCCTTGGTGTGCGTGCCACCGGACAGCGGGTTGCCGCCAGTGAGCTGCACGATGTCGAGGTTGAACTTGATGAGGCCGCGGGCGATCCCGAGCCGCTCGGCTGCGTCGAGCCAGCGGACCATGCAGTCGCAGGTCACACGCTTGCCGTAGAGGGCGTAGCCGGGGGTCGACGCGGTGGGGAGCGAAGCTCCTCCTCCCATGCCGTCCCTCCTTTCAGATAGGGGAGGGCCGATCCGCCTGTGGTGCAAGCGAATCGGCCCTCGTGGTGTTGGTCAGTCGGTAGTCCAGGTGAAGCCGCCGAAGAAGTAGTAGCCGCTGACGACGCCGTTGGTACGGATCTGGAGGTTGCCCCCCGACTCGATGAAGGCGACGGCAGAGGCGGCGCCGGACGAGGTGCCACACGAGTTGACGACGTTCTTGGTCGGGGCGAAGCCCGGGGGCAGGGACGCGACCGTGTGGGACGAGCTGGCCGTGATGCCCGTGTTGCTCACCGCCCCGCGGATGTAGACGACGCCAAACTTCTTGCGCACCTGGATCGGCTCTCCGGTCACGCCGTTCTGCCAGCCATAGCCGGCCTTCAGCGAGCAGGTCACCCAGCCGGTGTCGTCGGCGTCGATGAGCTCGCCCCTGATGGACGCGCCGCCCGAGCTGACGGTGAGCTTGCCGCTGGCGTTGATCGCGCCGGTGGTCGTCGTGCCAGTGACCGTCAGGCCCGAGTTGGCCTTCATCGCAATGGAGGCCGTGACGCTCGTGGCGTCCACCGTGAGGCGGGTGCCGCCAGACTCGGAGGCCAGCGTGATGCTCTTGCCGCGGATGTCGACCCCAGTCGGAGTCAGGTCGACGGAGCTGCTGCCAGTCGTGCTCTGCGTCCACAGGCGAGCCTGCGTCTTGTACGGGCCGGTGTGGCCGGTGACGACGCTCCGAACCGTGAGGCCCGCGTACTGGTCGACATTCTGGCCGGACATGATGCCGCTGGTGTTGATCTGGAACTCGCCAGCGTCCGTGAGGCTGTCCCGCACATCGCCGTTCCAGTAGTGCGTGCGTCCTGTGATGTAGACGCCGGTCCCCGAGCCGGGGCTCAGCGGGTCGCCCAGCCCGCCCGAGGAGTCCGAGCCGACTTGCAGCATGGCGACCGGGTGGATGCCCGTGCCGCTCGTAGTGGGCGAATACTGGGCGCCGGTCAGGGTCACGCGCCCGAGCGCGTCCGTGTAGACCTGGGCCGGGGCAACCTCATCGCTGCGACCAGAGAAGCCGAGCAGAGTGTTGGCCTTGCCCATCCAGGTGTCCTTGCCGCCCATCTCCCAGCGGTTGCCACTGGGGGCCGTCTTGAACAGGCCACCCGTGATCGTGACGCCCGTGATCGTCTTGCCGTCGATGGCGTCAGCCGCGAGCTGCGAGGCGGAGATCTGCCCCACCGTGATCTTGGCCGCGTCGATGGAGCCGATGACTCCAGACGCTGCGGTGATCGTGCCTGTCGCCATCTGGGCGGCGGTGAGCTTGCCCACCGTGATCTTGCTGGCGTCGATCTCAGCGATGACACCGCTTGCGGCGGTGATCGTCCCGGTGGCCATCTGGGCTGCCGTGATCTTGCCGACCGTGATCTTGCTGGCATCGAGGTCCCCGATGACACCGGAGGCCGCGGTGATCGTGCCCGTCCTGATGTGCGAGGCGAGGATCTCGCCAGCCTTGATGTTCCGGGCGAGGATCGCGTCTGCGGCCACGTTCGTGGCCACCACTGCGTCAGCCGCCAGCTTCCCAGCGACGACCGCCCCGGCCTTGATGTTGTTGGCCAGCACCGCATCCACGGCGATCTTGCCCGCGATCACAGAGTTGGCCTGGAGCTCGTTCGCCGTGATGGCGTCGGTGGCGATCTGGCCCGAGGTGATCGAGTCGGTCTCGATCTTCCCGCCCGCGATGGTCGTCTTGCCCGTCACGCGCCACCCGCCGACGAGGGTCTTGGTCTCGCCGTAGTTGGTGTCGGTGTAGCTCTTGGCGTCCGCAGCAGCCGCGTCAGCCTTGGACTTGGCGTCGGCAGCCGCAGCCGTCTTAGCGGCCAGCTCGGCAGCGTCAGCCTTGGCCTTGGCATCCGAGGCGGCAGCGGTGATCGCAGCGGCCTGAGCGGCGTCAGCCTTGCTCTTGGCATCTGCGGCAGCAGCCGTCTTGGCCGCCCCTTCCGCTGCGTCAGCCTTGGCCTTGGCGTCGAGAGCGGCGGCAGCCTTGGCAGCGGCCTCAGCCGCGTCAGCCTTGGCCTTGGCGTCCGATGCGGCAGCGGTCTTAGCGGCCAGCTCGGCAGCGTCGGCCTTGGACTTGGCATCCGCAGCTGCCGCCGTGATGGCAGCCGTCTTGGCGGCGTCAGCCTTGGCCTGAGCCCCAGTCGGCGTCTCCTTGCCGTCCAGGGTGGCCTGGAGGGTGGGGACGTTGCCGATGGTCAGGACGTTCGTGGCGAGCTTGTCCACGGTGATCTCGCCGGCCTTGATGTTGTTGGCGAGCACCGCGTCAGCGGCGAGCTTCCCGGCGATGACCGAGCCCGCCTTGATCTTGTCCGCGGTCACGGCATCGGCCGCGAGCTCGTTGACGGTGACGGCGTTGGCCGCGATCTGGGCAGCCGTCACGGAGTCGGCGTAGATGTCGCCACCGTCGATCTGCACCGTGCCGGCCTTGCGCCAACCGCGGGTAACGTCGTAGTTCTCCTGCATGTCGCGGGCGGTGCAGTTCACGATGGTCGTGCCGAACTCGGCCTGGATGGCGTCCTCGGCCATGAGCGTCCCGGTCCATCCGGTGAGGCCCTGTGGCTGTGGTGCCGTGTAGCCGAACTGCACCTCCGTGATGGACAGGCGCGGGTAGGACCAGGTGGCGCTGGGTGGCCCGACCGGGTCGATGATGAGGACGAGCTCGTTGGCCGCGTCCTTGGCCATGCGCACCTTGACGGAGAAGTCGCCCTGCGTGGTGAAGCGCGGCATGTAGGCGGTGCCGCCATTGAGGGCGTAGGCGTAGAGCGAGCAGTAGCCGGACACGTCGCCGCGGCCGAGCTGGGCACCCTCAAACGAGAACCGCACCATCGGGCCGGTGAAGGCGATGTGGGTGCGGATGACGATGCTGTCCGTCGAGCTCGGGGCCGCGTTGTAGAAGTTCAGCGGGTTGCGCAGGATCTTCGGGTTGCCGCGGTCGTCGTAGTTGGGGACGGCGTACGCCTTGGCCTGCGCGAGGGCCGCGGCCTGCGCGAGGTCGGCCTTGCTCTGGGCCGTCGCAGCAGCCGCCGCGATGGCAGCCGCCTGGGCGGCATCGGCCTTCGCCTTGGCGTCTGCGGCAGCCGCAGTCTTGGCGGCAGCTTCGGCTGCGTCAGCCTTGGCCTTCGCATCAGCAGCCGCAGCCGCGATGGCGGCGCTCTGCGCCCCGCTCGCAACCGTGTCGGAGTAGGTCTTGGCGGCAGCTTCGGCCGCAGCCTTGGCGGCGTCGGCCTTCGCCTTCGCATCAGCCGCAGCCGCGGTCGTCGCTGCGCTCTGTGCCGCGTCGGCCTTGCTCTTGGCGTCGAGGGAAGCCGCGTCGATAGCAGCCTGCTTGGCAGCATCGGCCTTCTGCTGGGCCGTCGTTGCGGCCGAGCTGATGGCGGCAGCCTGAGCTGCGTCCGCCTTGCTCTTGGCGTCGGTCGCCGCGGTCGAGATCGCCGCAGCCTGAGCCGCATCCGCCTTGGACTTAGCGTCGGTGGCAGCCGCGTTGATCGCGGCAGCCTTGGCCAGGTCCGCCTTGTTCTGGGCGTCGGTGGCAGCCGCTGAGAGCGCCTCGGCCTTGGCCGTGGCCGCAGCTGCATCCGCCTTCTCCTGGGCCGTCTGAGCGGCAGCAGTGAGCGCGGCAGCCTTGGCCGCGTCGGCCTTGGCCTGAGCCGTGATGGCGGCGGCGTCGATGGCTGCCTGCTTGGCGGCGTCGGCCTTCTGCTGGGCCGTGCCGGCCGCCGTGCTGATGGCCTCGGACTTGGCCGTCGAGATGAGTGCGGGGATGCCGTCCACCTCGGTGGCTACAGCCGCAGCGTCCGAAGCGGCCTGTGCCGCAGCGGTGGCCGCAGCCGCGGCCTTGGCGTCAGCGGCAACCGCGTCGGCCTTGGCCTGCGCAGCGGCAGCGTCAGCAGCCTTGGCTGCGAGGTCGGCGGCAGCAGCAGCCTCGGCTGCCTGGTCGGCAGCGTCCTGCGCCCCGGAGGCCACGGTCTCGGCCGCGAGAGCGGCCTGGATGCCCTCGACCACCGTCATCTCCACGCCGTCCTCGACCTCGACCGAGGAGTAGGCGAGCTGCGGCGTGCGGGCGGCAGCGAGCTCGGACTCCACGGCGTGGATGCGCAGGGCGAGGCGGTTCAGTGCAGAACTCACACTTACACTCCTTCCACCCGAGCGAGGCTCAGGGTGATAGAGCCCGGCTCGTCAGGGCGGACGGTCACCTCCAGCACCCGAGCCCAGAAGCCGAGGTCGCCTTGCCAGCCCTCAGGGCCGGTCTGGAGGAAGATTTCGTCGCCTGGCCTAACGGAGCCGAGCGGTGCGTTGGGGTGGTCGATGACCTTGATGTCTGCGATCTCGGGGAGGCCCAGGCGCAGAGTGAGCTCCAGCCGCGCCCGGGTCGAGACCTGCTGGGGCGTGCGGAGCGACTTGTCGGACACGATGACGGGCCGGCGCAGGCGCGGCTCGTTGGTGCGGGGGACCGAGGTGCGGACCATCTTGTTGCCCTCGCCGGCACCCAGCACGATGACCTCGGAGGCGTAGTCGCCGCCCTCGTCAATCGAGTCGGGCATGACGATGACGTTCTCTCCGACGACGAAGCGCAGGCCGGTGAGCTTGGCTCCGAGCCGCGGGTAGCCGATGCGGAGGTTGTGCTGGATCGTGTTGCCGCTGAAGGCGTGGTCCTCGCGGTAGTCGAAGGGGGTCCAGAGAGCCAGCTCGTCCACGAGCTTGCCGAGGTCGTGCGTGGTCTCCCACGACATGACGACCGTCTTCAGCGCCGAGTCCTTCTCCGCGGCCTTGGCCGTGGCCAGGCGCGGCTTGCTGCTCTTGTTCTCGACCCTCATGCCGATGTTGCCGCGCCTCTGCCCCTGCGCGTGGGACCAGGCGAACTCGACCACGTTGAGCGGGTCCTGCCCGCCGAAGTCCTTGACCGCGCCCGTGTAGGGGATGCCGTGGAGGTAGCCCGAGAAGCCGATGCCGTCGATGGTCAGCGAGCTGTCGCGGGCTCGCAGGTCGGTCACGATGCAGCCGAGGCGCACGCGGTCGTCCTTGATCGCGTACAGCGCCGTCGACCACGGAGTGATGAGGGCTCGCCCGTCGCTGGCCTTCAGGGAGGCGAGCTCGGGGGAGATGATGCCGCTCATCGAGTCAGGCCCCGAGAGGGCGCTCGACAGGACGACCCCGCCAAGGGGGACATCCCAGTCGAGCACCGTCTCAGTGCCAGCGCCGCTCAGTCGAGAGATGACGTACTGCCAGTCACTCATCAGTCAGCCGATGCGACTTCCAGGAACTCCACGTCCCACAGGACGGTGGAGAGCGCATCCGACACCAGGTTGCCGGTGCCGCTGGCGCGGGAGCCGCGCAGCTTCAGCGTCTGGGTCGTGCCCCGCAGGTTCGCCGGGATGGACACCGTGTCGGCGGTCATGCAGACGGAGCGGCTGTTGGGGTCGAAGTCGAAGGCCGTGGCCTGCGAGCCGAGCGTGCCGAGGGTCCACGCGACGTTCCCGACCGTGCCCACCGTGGTGGACTTGGCCCCCGCGATGGTGCCCACGACCTTGATCTGCGTGGCCCAGGCGGGGATGGTGATGTTCCTCTGGCACTGGGGAATCCAGTCCACGAAGCCCGTCGACGCCACCGAGCTCGTCGCGGTCGGCTGCGTGTTGTAGAGGTCGCGGGTGCGCTTGGGCATCGCCACCTTCCGCAGGTCGGTAATCATCGCCTGCGTCACCGCAGCGGTGTTGACCGGCATGGTGATCCGGGCCAGCGCGATGGCCGGGTAGTCGAACGTTTCCGGCACCGTGGTCTGGGTCGGGCTGACACCCTCGATGAGGGCGAACTTCACGTACGGGCCGAACTGCACCTCGTCCTCGGGGAGCACCTGACCGGTGAACTCGGGGTCGTCCACGTAGGCGACCACGAGGTCCGAGCGGCCCGACACGGAGCCGGTCGGCGTGATGTCGAGGTCCGTCGCGGACGGGGCCCGCAGGGCGTACGACTGCTGAACTGCGTTGGTGTTCGGGATGATCGCCGCCCCGGGAGCGATGGTGATGAGGTCGGTCGGGGCGGGCTTCTGCGTGACGAACAGGTCCGGGGAGGAGACGATGCCAGCCGCGCCGCCAGTGGCGATGTGGACCAGCAGCCGGGCGGTGCCGGCCGAGTGCTCAGCGCCACCACCGATGAACCAGGGAACGGGGTCAAGTGCCATGTGGGCTCCTCAGATGGAGTAGTAGGTGGGACGCCAGGCGACGGCGACGTGAGAGCGACCGGAGGCGTCCTTGCCGCCGAAGCGGAGGTTGGCGCCACCGGGCTTCAGCCGGGCAGTGGAGAGCCGCGAGGTGCGGGTCAGGGCGCCGGCCAGAGACGCGCCGTCAGAGCGGGTGATCGTGTTGGCCCACGGGCGCGTGTCGATGACCGCGAACTGGTCGTAGGCCAGGGTCGTGGTGAGCTCCAGCTTGAAGCCGTCCTCGGAGAGCCACGGGTTCTGCACCGGGCCGTAGATGACAGCGACGAACGGGGCGGGGGCGGTGCCCCCGATGTCAGCGATGGACCGAGCTCGCTCGCCCGCGAGGAGCGTCGAGAGCTTGCCGGTCAGCGGCCCGCGAAGGCCGCTCGTCACGCCGGGGATGATGCTCATGTCGATGTTGCGCTGCACGTCGTCGTAGAACAGCGTGTCCGCGAGCTGGAAGTCAGCCAGCACGTCGGTGACGCCGCGGAACATCCCGACGTTGATCGCGGGTGCCCAGCGACGCGAGCGGCCGTAGACGCGGCGCGTGCCGTTGCCGAGGTTGTAGCGCAGCCGGCTGACCGAGCCGGGGGTCGAGCGGATGCCGTCAGCCCGCCACTTGGCAGCCATGGTCTCCATGGCCCCGAGGGCGGATGCGGCGCTGGTCTGGTTGGTCTGGAGGTTGAAGCCCCAGGTGCCGGGTGTGAGCCGGTCGCGGCCGAACAGGAGGCTGTCGCCTACCGGGTTCTCCGCATCCTGGGTGCGCCAGCCGGTGACGCCCGGGTCGAAACCTCCGGGCGTCACCGTCACTGGATCCTTCTCGCCCCCGAACGTGTAGCCGTCGAGGTCAAACTGACCTACGGCCAGAACGGGGTCTGCCATGTCACCCCTTTCGGGTTGCGTAGACGCCACCCGACGAGACGCGCCGAAGCGCGAACAGCATCGAGTCCGCGATGTCCTCGGGGTTGGCGTCCGTCTGGACGGGGATGTTGACCTCGACGTTCGCGCCGCCGCCCGTGCCGAACAGGCCGGTGGACGGGTCAGCGATCGGGTCGAAGCGGGAGAGCTGGCCAGTGATGCTCGGGACCGACAGGTCCGAGAACGTCGTGGCCGCAACGTCATCCGTCAGCCCAGAGAGGGACTGACGCACCGCGTCGTAACGCGACTCCAGGCCCTTGATGAAGCCGTCGATGACCAGCTGGCCGGCGCCGATGAGGATGGTGCCGTCGCGCTTGGCGGGGCCCTTCCAGTCGGGGAGCAGGTCGGTCAGCTTGCCGAGCAGCTGCTTCACGTCCTCGAACTTGCGCTTGATGCCGTCGAGGAAGCCCTGGATGATCTTCTGGCCCGCTCCGAGGAGCGTGCTGCCGATGTCACCCAGCGCCGAGAGGCACTTGCCGGGGAGCTCCTTCACGAAGGTCACCACCGCAGTGATGCCCTTGCCGACGCCCTCCTTGATTGCCTGCCAGGCGATTCCGAGGTCGGTCTTGATCTGGGTCCACGTCGTGCCGAACCAACCCTTGACGGTGTTGAGTCCACCCGAGATGAAGCCCTTGACCGCGGAGATGCCACCGGACACGAGGCCCTTGATGCCGGCCCACGCGAAGCGGAGGCCGCCAGTGATGGCACCCCACGACTTGGTGAACAGGCCCTTGATGGCACTGAGCCCGAGGCTCGCCAGCTTGAAGATGCCGATGTTCATGAGCACGTCGAACGCGCCCTTGATGATGTTCCAGATGCCCTGGCCGACCATCAGGATGCCGTCCCAGAAGTTCTGCCAGCCGCCCGAGAACATGGTCACGAAGCCCTGGAAGATCTGCTGGATGCCAGTGAAGATCGACGTGATGCCCCCGATCAGGCTGGTCACCATCCCCACGACGAGCTCCGCGATCCAGGTGATGGCCGGGGAGAGGATGTCGAGGAGGAAGGCGGCGAACTGGCCGATCATGCCGAGCACCGGGATGATCGCCGGGACGAGCTGCTGGATCGCTGCGATGAGCGGGGGCAGCACCGTCATGGCGAGGTTGGTGATGATCGGGATGAGCGGCGTGAGCACCTGCACGGCGAGCTGGATCAGCACCGGCAGCAGCGGCAGGAAGGCCGCGACGAGCTGGAGGACCAGCGGGACCACCGTGGCGATCATCTGGCCGATCAGCGGGAACAGCGGCACCAGGGAGTTGAGCGCCTGGATGAGCACTCCGCCGATGATCGGGATGATCTGCTGGAACGCCGGGAGCAGTGCATCCACGACGGCCTGGATGACCGGCCCGAGGGCGGTGACCAGTCCGACGAACGCCGCCCCCACGGCCCCGATGACCGGGGCGAGCGAGGTCATGATCCCGCCGAGTGCGCCACCGAGGGTGACGATGAGCGGCTCCAGCGCTGCGAACAGGCTGGTCATGACCGGGGCGAGAGCCCCGAGGACGGTCCCGATCATGGGGCCGATCACGCCGAGGAACGTGCCGATGGTCGAGCCGAGCTGACCGAGCATCGCGCCGATGGGCGCGAGGGCCGGCATGAGGCCCTGGACGGCGTTGTTGATGCCGACGAACAGGTCCGTGAGGCCCTGTCGGACACCCGGCTGTGCGAGCGCGTCAGCGATGCCGCCGAGCAGGTTGCCGATGGCCATGCCGGCGAGCGGCATCACCGTGGTCAGCGTGGTGCCGAACCACGAGAAGAACTCCTTGATGGCCGGGCCGGCGCCGGTCGAGATGGCCGTCATCGCCGTGTGGGCGGCGTTGAAGGCGTTGGCCAGACCGGCCTGGAAGTCAGCGCTGTCCACGACCGCGTGGATGCGGTCGAGGGTGTCCGCGACCATGGAGAGCGTCGAGCCCCCACCAGCAGCAGCGGCGCGACCGATGCCGGCGAAGATGCCACCGAGGTCACCGATGATGTTGCCCAGGTCCTTCAGGCCCTGAATGCCAGCGTCGATCCACTCCTGGAGCTCGCCCGAGGCCGCGGCCTTGGACAGCCAGCCGTCGAACTTCTTGGCGATGTCACCGAACCACTGGGCGAACTTGGGCAGGTACTCCGAGCCCGTGAGGCCGAGGGTGTTGATGATGCTGGCGAACGTGCCGGCGAAGCCGTTGGTGATGCCGATGGCCTTGGCCAGGTTGCCCATCATCGTGGGGAGGCTGGACTTCAGCGGCTTGGCGATCTCGCCAGCGAGCGTGCCCCAGAAGCGGCCGATGTCCTTGGAGATCGCGCCGAGCTCGGGGAGGTACACGTCGACCAGCGAGCGGATGCCGTTGGCAGCCGTCGACCAGAAGTTCTCCCGGATCGTGTTGCCCATCTCCTTGAAGCGGGCGGTGATGTCCGGGACGTGCTTCTTCATGTCCTTCAGCGCGATGACCGTGATGCCGATGCCGATGGCAGCTGCGGCGAAGAAGCCGGGCAGCGCGAACGCTGCGGCTCCGATCTGCGCGAGGGTGACCGACAGGGCGGCGAGGTTGCTCACCGCGGTGATGCCGACCGCACCGAGGCCAGCGATGGCCGTGGCGATGCTGGAGATCAGCGGGACCGACTTGTCGAGGTTCTTGAACGCTCGCCAGAGGTTGTCGAACATGTCTCCCGATACGCGGCCACCCGAGAGGGCGGCGACGAGGGAGCCGATGCCAGCTGCGGCCTTGACGCTCGCCATGCTGTTGAGCATCGGGATGAGCGGCACCGTGCGGGGGCGGGTCAGGTAGTCGAGGCGCTTCTCGGCCCAGGTCGTGGAGCCGAGTGCGAGCTCCGGCCGGATGATGACCTTCAGCGGGGACATCTTGTCCCGCCAGTTCTTCAGCTTGTCCTCGATGTCGCGGAGGGACTGCTTGTCGAGCTCGGCCCTCAGCGTGCCGGCCACGAGGTCGATCTTCAGCTTGGGGTTCCGCTTGCCCGTCTTGATCTGGTCGTCAATCGACCGGAGGGCCTTGGTGATCTGGCCCTTCATGTGATTGCCCGACGTGTCGAGCGTGGTGTAGAGCTTGATGTGTCGAGAAGACAGCGCCTTGTTGCGCTGGTTCATCTTCCTGATCTCTGCCAGGAGCTCCCGGGACGCACCGCTCATGTCGATGGTCGTCGGGACCTGGACCTTCAGCGTCCGGGCGATACGCTCCAGGTCGTTCTTGGCCTTGTGCTTGAAGTCATCTGTGTCGGGCAGCACCTTGACGCTGACGCGACCAATGACCCTTCCTGCGGGCATGGACCACCTCCGGGGGTTACAGGGCCTTCTTCATCCGGCCCCAGAGTTCTGCGACCGAGACCTTCTTCCGCGCCTTCTTGCTCGATCCCATTGCGGGAGAGCGCACTTGCTGTGGGCGCGGGTAGCTTGGAATCTTCGGGGCCTTCTTGCCCCAGTTCCCCGTGGCCCGCGTGTTCTGATTGAGGGCGTCGATCAGGTCGGCCTGCATGTGCCGGTCGATGCCCCACCCCTTGTGCTCGTCACCGCCACGCATCAGCGCGTAGGTGTAGGTGGTGTCGGGCAGAGCCCTCACTGCGCAGAGGACAAACGCGGGGGCCGGGCCGCGGCCCTCGATCACGTCCACGAGGTTGATCCCGTAGAGGTGAAGGAGGTCCGGCCACAGCCCGGCCCCGTAGTTGTCGATCAGCTCAGCGAGGCTCAGGCTTCCCCCGCCTGGGTGCCCTCCGTGTACTGCTCGAAAACGACCATGGTCATGGCGAGGTCGCCGCCGAGGGCGTCGAGCAGCTTCTTGCCGGCCACCTTGTTCTCGGCCACGGCGAGCAGCATCTCCGCGATGAGGTCGGTCTGCTCCTTCACCGCGTCCTCGGAGGGCTCCTCGTCGCCCTCGGCCGCTGCGCTGATGTCGTTGAGCTTGTCCTGGATCGTGCGGAGCTCGGCGCGCTGCGCCTCGGACATGCGGAGCGGGTTGAGCAGGCGAACCACGTCGCCGGCCTTGTCGCTGAGGGGGATGTCGAGCGAGCCGTACTTGGCGTCGGCTGCGGCCTTGATCTGGTCGAGAGAGAAAGTAGCCATGGGGTTGCGGACCTCCGTGATAGCAATGGGATTCGCGGGCCTCTGGGTGAAACCCCTCTCCCCGCGGAGGTCCGCTTCACGCGGGGAGAGGGTGGTGCTGGGGGGCTGGATCAGCCCGGGTCGACCTCACCGAGCGGCGTGACCGCGTAGGTGTACTCGTTGGCCATGTACTGCATCGGCTTGACGCCGATCGGCAGGCCGGCGAGCGACTCCGTGTCCGCGAGGGACAGGTCGTCACCGCGGTAGAGCTCGGCCTTGGGGGCGTAGAAGGCGAACACGTTGTCGCCGTCGATGAACACCGCGAGGAACGCAGCGGTCGTCGGGACCGGGTTCACCGGCACGCCGATGGTGCCGTCCGGGAGCTCGGGGGCGTTGGAGCCGTAGTAGAGCTTCAGGCCGGCCTTGTCGAACTGCTGGAGGATGACGGCCATGGTCTCGGTGCGGGACGAGTAGCTCGTCCGCAGGCTCTTGTTCTGGAGCGTGCCGATGACCGTGGCCTCGCCGCCCTCCGAGGAGATGGAGAGGATGTCCTCCAGCGAGGTGTGACCCACGCTCTCCCAAGGAGTGGCGACCGTCTTCAGGTCGACGGGGATGGGGGTGTTGACGGGAGCGGTGAAGTAGTTGCCGCTACCGATCACCAGCGTTGCGGCGTCGTTGACTGCCACGAGTGCCTCCTAGGCGAATCGCGTTGATGTGCTTGGGAACTCAGGCCCGAGTGGGCCTGCGGATGATGAGGTGGTACTGCGTCTCGTAGCGGACGATCCCGGTGGGAAGGTCGGCGTACTGGACGGGACCCGTCGCTGTCGCCCAGTCGGTGACGCGGCGAGGAGCGATGGTCATTTCCCACTCGGTGAGGTGGCCTCGACCGGGGACGACCTTCTGCTTCAGCCAGGCGTCCCGGAGGACCACGCGCACGGCCTCGGAGAGGATCGCGGCGTCCTCGTCGCCGTCAGGGTCTGGCACGAAGGCGTGGACCGCGATGGTGGCTGCGTCGAGGAAGCGGGGGTCGCCCGCGCCCTCACCGACGCCGGGGATGCGGCGCACGAGGAGGAACGGGAACTGCTGGTCGGGCCCGATCAGCGAGTTGACGGGCATGTCCGGCAGCTCGGCCCGGAGGAGGTCGAGGAGGAAGTCCTCGACGGGCGTGCGCTCTGCGAGAGCTCGCACGGAGTCGGGGAGTCCGGCCATCAGTCACCTCGCTTGAAGCGGCCGGTGAGGCCGTCACGCTTGGGGCGGTTGCGGCGCTTCTTGGAGCGCTTGCCGCCCTTCTTCGGGATGTTCGCGGCGCTGGCGAGGATGTGGAGGCCCTTCATCTCGCCCCACGTCTCACCGTCCTGGTCGATCCAGCCGGCGCGACCGAACTCGATGGAGAGCGCCGAGTTCGACTCGGAGGACTCGTCGTTCGTCACGTTGCTGTCCACGAGGACGGCGTAGGCGTCGATGTCGCCCTTCTCGACCTCCATGTGGGCGATGCCGTCCACCCGGTGGTCTCGGAGGAGGTTCTGGCCTCGCTCAGCGATCTCCAGGGCTCGGGAGTCCACCTCAAACTGCACGTTGTCGAGCAGCGCGATGAACTCCTCCAGGGGCTTGCCGCCCACGCCCTTGTACATGTAGACGGCCATCAGGGACGCTCCCGGATGTCGATGGTCCAGTGCCGGGTGTGGCGCGTGCCGTGGTGGTAGGCGGGCGGGGTCACGATGTCCCACGCGATGCCGCGCCACTCCAGGCGGCCCCAGATGCCGAGCTCGGGAGTCCCGACGTTCTCCAGCTTGATGGGCAGGTCGCTGTCGAGGATCACGCGGTTGACGTTGATCTGGGCCTGACCGGGCACCTCGGCTCGCGCCGAGCGCTGCGGGGTGATGACGCCCTTGATCGGGATGGGCTGGCTCATGTCCACGATGCGCTGCTTGTTGCCGCGCCGGTCCTCGATGAGGACGCCCGGGTAGACCGTGGCCTCCTGGCCGCGCCTGCGGCGCTGGAAGCTCACCAGGGCTCCGTGATGAAGGGCAGGCTCTTGCTGCCCGGGTCGTCAGGGGTGAACTGGCCGACCTCGGAAGCGCCGGCCTGCGTGCCCCAGGCGATCATCTGGAGGGAGCCGAAGCCCTGCGGGCGGACGAGGGCCTGAATGGCCTTGATCTCCAGCTCGCTGAACTCGGCCGATCC